CAAGTCTTACCTTCGTGCTGTATTGGCATCAGCAGTAACAATGGGACTAGCACTGGCTGCCGACCTTGCCCCAGAGTATGCAATTTTAATCGGCTCAGTAGCAGCACCATTGGCTAAGTGGGCTGATAAGACTGAAAAAGAGTACGGCATAGGAGCCGAATAGATACCCCTAAAAAGGCTTTAAACGCCCTTTAGAGACACGAAAACCCCCCGACCCAGTAGAGATACTAGGAAGGGGGGTCTTTTGTCGTTTTTTTACCTGTTTAGCCCTAACGCATCTTCTAAATCTTCCTCAAAGTCCTCAAGGAATTCATCCCGCTTGCGGAACTCACGACGTACCTGTAACTCTCCAATAAATGACAGGAGTAGGGTTACAAATAAGGAACTTGCTACAGTTGCATAAAAAATAGTCCAAAATAGACTAGACATATTACTCCTTAGATATATATAATTATATATATTATATATTAATAAACCCCTTCGGGGTTTATATATTATATATTATATTATAATCAATTATACACAACCTAATCTAATTCGTCTAGTTAAAAGTTTTAACTGGACAACCATCAATTTATACTTTAACATACACTCATGGCAATAAAACTTGAAGAATACACTATACCAGAGCACATGTCTTATAGTGCTTTTAGCACTTATTTAACTTGCGGATATCAATACTATCTTGGTAGACTGCTTGAAAAACAAGAGGAACCTTCTGTTTGGTCAGTTGGTGGCTCAACATTCCATAAGGCTACAGAAATGTACGATAGGGAGAACCTATGAGTATAGAACTGTGGGAAAAAGCATGGGCTTTAGAATCAGATGGAATTGACTTAACCAATGCTCGTGTTGGCGGTAAGGTCACAAAAAATACCCCAAACAAAGAAGATGTTAACTTTTGGCAAACTCAGGGTCCATTATGGCTCGAACAATATATTGCTTGGCGCAAGCAAAACAGTAATTGGAAAATCTGGATAACACCAGATGGTCGCCCAGCAATTGAACTAGAGTTGATGCCAGTAGTGGCTGATGTACCTATCAAGATGGTTATAGATAGAATTTTTGAGGTAGATGGTCACTTAGTAATAGTTGATTTGAAAACATCACAACATACCCCATCCAGCAGTTTGCAACTTGGTTTTTACAAGTTAGGAATTGAAGAAACTTTTGGAAGAGAAATAAAATGGGGTAATTACTATATGTCTCGTGGTAGCAATACTGGCGAGATGGTAGACTTGTCGGGATATACTTTCGATAAGATGGAGTACTTGGTTAAACAGTTTGACAAGGCTCGTAAGGCAGGTATTTTCTTGCCCAACACAAACTCTTGCCAATACATGTGCGGACTCACCGCTCATTGTCAATTCTCAGTAAAGAAGGAAAAATAATGGCAGAAGAATGGAAACTACAAGTATCATATAAAACTCCAACAGGAGATATGATAAATGTCCGTGCTAATACTGCGGATGAATTAAGCGTACTGCTTGAGGGCATTGGCGATTATGCTACTCAAATTGCAGCAGTACAAAAGTTGGTGGTGGGAGCATCGGCAACCGCCCCTTTATCGACGCCACGTTCCACTATAAACACAGAGCCTCCAGCCTCCTCAGTACCACCCCAGGCATCGGCTCCATCAAATACAACAGGTCCAACATGTCAACATGGACAGAGGAAATACAAAGCGGGAGTCTCCAGCAAGACGGGCAAGCCATACGCAATGTGGGTATGTCCAATGCCACAAGGAGTCGACCAGTGCAAACCAGTAAATTAATCGACGAACAATTTCCATTTTAACAACGAGGTAGGGGAACAATGCGTACACTTGTCAGGTCAGTAGGACGGACATCTATCGGGGGCGAACCCCTACCTAGTTGTTTCAAAGCATTCGAAGCATCCAAAATTATCATACGGCGTTCAGAAGTTTCAATGTTTGCTGGTGCTCCTGGTGTTGGTAAATCAACACTTGCATTGGCATTAGCATTAAAAACAAATGTTCCGACTCTTTACATCTCCGCTGATACCAATGCACATACTATGGCTATGCGCCTAGCGTCAATGATATCAGGTAAGAATCAAACAGATGTTGAGCATAAACTTAATACTGATGTTGGATGGACTAAAGCAGTCCTACAAAAAGGCAGTCATATAATTTGGTGCTTCGAGTCATCACCAACCTTGCAGGATATTGCAGAGGAAGTTGAGGCGTTTGAAGAGTTGTGGGGTTGTCCTCCAACTTTAATCGTATTAGATAACTTAATGGATGTAGCCACTGATGGTGGTGAAGAGTTCGCTTCAATGCGTGCAATTATGAAGGAGTTAAAGTATCTTGCTAGGGCTACAAATTCGGCTGTTATGGTACTACATCACACATCCGAAGCGGTTATGGGTACGCCGTGTCAACCACGAAGTGCATTACAAGGAAAGGTTGCCCAGTTACCAGCACTCATCTGCACACTCGGAACCGTTGGAACTTCTTTGGGCGTGGCTTCGGTCAAGAACAGATATGGAAGAGCGGATGCGGGAGGAACGCTAATTACTTGGTTAGCATTTAATCCAGAGTATATGTATGTAGAAGACATCCCAGAGAATTCATGACAACTAGGAAAAGCCATAAGGCCAGAGGAGCAAACTTTGAAACCGACTTACGAGATTATTTTAGACGAATTGGACTTGATAGTGAGAGACTTGCAAGAAGAGGTTCTAAAGATGAAGGAGATGTTGTTGTCCGCTCAGACTTCCTTGGACACATCGGCATCATTGAAGCCAAAGCCCCAGGTCAATCAGGTCGCATTGACCTCTCTGGTTGGACCAAAGAGGCTCAAATTGAAGCGACGCATTATTCAGAGGCAAGAGGCATTAAAAGAACATCCGTCTTACCTGCGGTTATTATCAAGGCACGAGGAAAATCAATAGCAGATTCTTATTTAGTGTTAAGGTTGGGCGATGTATTTGACAGATGACCTACCAGATATAGTTGAAGTTTTACGGCACTATGGTGCCAAGATGAACAGAACTACAGGGCAAGTAAATATTAAGTGTCCATTCCATGACGACACTCATAGTTCAGCAAGTTTTAATACCAAGGAAAATATATTTAATTGTTTCGCCTGCGGAATGCAAGGCAACAGTTTACAAATTATAGCCAAGAAAGAAGGCGTGGATATACGTGAGGCAAAATCATTCGCAGAGGGAATTACTGGACTTGGCAACAGCCAAATACGCAACAAATATCTTTCAGGCGGAAGACTACCTAACAAGCAGGGGAATAACAAGGGAAGCGGCTCGACTGGCTCGATTAGGCGTAGTCTCGGAGCCTGAGGTTGGACATGAAGCATTCTCGGGAAGATTATCCATACCGTATATTACCAAGAGTGGTGTTGTCGATATTCGTTTTCGTGCTCTTCATCCTGCTATTGAACCTAAGTACATGGGAATGACTGGCGCTGAAACTAAAATGTATAATGTTTTAGATATTGAAAGAGCAGGGGACTACATCGGAATCTGTGAGGGTGAGATAGATACCATAACTGTATCATCACTAATTGGTATACCTTGCGTTGGTGTTCCTGGAGCAAACTCATGGAAAAAGCATTACACAAGATTACTTGCAGACTTTGAAAGAGTTTTTGTATTTGCTGATGGAGACCAGCCAGGAAAAGAATTTGCAACAGCACTATCAAGAGAGTTACCAGTAACAACTATTCAACTACCAGATGGAGAGGACGTTAACTCTATGTACGTCAAAGAAGGTTCTTCATACTTCCACAAAAAGGTTGGAACATATGAAGTATAAAAAGATTCCACCATGCAAGACTTGTGGGCAACACTTTGATAATATATTTGACGCAACAGACCATTTAGTAGATGACCTTGACGAGCCACCTTTTGACCCTAAGTTAATTCTTCCAGGTGGGTATCAGTTGTTAATTGGCTCTTTATTAAGAACTATATACGATAATGCTGATACACCAGATTATGTAAAAGAAATAACCCAAGGTACTTTCGCAACATTGTATGCAGCAGAAACTAGTCCCAAAAAAATGAAAATGTTTATTGAAGACTTAATTATTGACGAGCATATGCGTGGCATAGATTATGAGATTGAGGACTTCTTAAAAAACTATAAAAAAGATGGAGAGTGATGAAGTATGGCAGATTATAACCCACTTGGAAATGCAAGGTTTCCATATAACCAAGAAGCAGATAGAGGAGAAGTCTTTAATATTAACAATAAAGGTGCCTCTTTTGAGTCAGCAGTTGCAAAAACCTTTCAAGAATTAGTAGATTTACTCTTATCTAAACATAGGGATTACGGTCCAAAGAATATTTCGGATGCGCCAGGTGGTGCACTCAATGGGCTTAGGGTTCGTATGCATGACAAATTGGCACGTATAAATAATTTATATGGCAGTGCCTTGCAACCAGAGCATGAATCTCTTGAGGATTCATTTAAAGATATGGCTAACTATGCAGTCATTGGATTGCTAGTACTGAGAGGAGAGTGGGACAAATGAAAA